TTTTCTATTAGGCATTTATAAATAGTTTTTACCTTATATACTATGTATGGGAGAAAGTATAAAAAGTAAATACAAACCTTCCTTCCCGAAAAAATATAAAGGAAACGCAGACAATATTATCTGTCGTAGCAGTTGGGAAAGAAAGTTTTGTCGTTACTGTGATCTAAATGAAAACATTCTTGAGTGGGGAAGTGAAGAGTTTTGGATTCCATATATCTCACCAGTTGATAGAAGAGTCCACAAATATTTTCCAGACTTCATCATCAAAGTAAAAGAAAACACAGGTCATATCAAGACTTATGTTGTTGAGGTGAAGCCAAAGAGACAAACACAACCACCAAAAAAGAAATCAAGAGTTACTAAATCTTATCTGTATGAGTGTAAGACTTATGCAGTAAACCAGGCAAAATGGAAAGCAGCAGTTGAATTTTGTGAAGATAGAAGAATTAATTTCAAAGTAATCACAGAAGACGAACTCGGAATCAAATGAACCGTATTGAACCAATAAGACAAGACATTCAATCAGAAACAAATGTTGATGATAGAATGACTCTGATCATGTATGCACTTAATGACACTGTAACACCTATACCTGAAGAGGGCAAATTCTGCACTTTTAAATACTTTGCGAAAACTCCTAACATCGAATACGATCAACATCCATTAGTTGCAGTAACTGAATTATATCCTTGGGGATTTCGTGGTATTAATTTTCACTGGGGGCAGTATAGACAATATACTTTTCAAGAATTAGGAACTCAGGTTTATATCGTTCAGCAAGATGAACTAGATGATTTATTATCACTACAATATCAAAAACGTGTACTAAATAAGTAAAAAAGAACCATATCTAATGGCATCCGCATATAGTTCTGTAGCATCAGTGGAAACAGGTACGAGTGTCCGTAACAGGAGAAGATCTTTTTACAGGACTCAGGTTACTACGCTTGCGACTGGTGGAGTAATAAGAGAAACATATAGAACTGATGCTCAAGGAAATAATGACGTAAAAATTTCGGAAGTTACTACTGATATAGATGGTAATATTACTAATAAAACAACACTATCTACAGCATCAACAGAAGAAAGAAGAGCATTACAAAATTCAAACTCTCAACTGAGTAATTCCATAAGACAACAAACTAATGAAGCTGGTAAAAAGGCACAAGCAAATTCAATAGATCCTGGCGGAGCATTAGAAAGATCAGGTGGTGGATCTGGTAATACTGCAATAGTTCAAGAAACAGGTGACTCTCAGACAACAACAACATCAGCACCTAGTAGCACTAGAAACTTTGGACCCATGCAGTATCCTGAGACCATAGCAGAAGGTCAGGATGTTATTCAATTCACTGCATTAACATATTCAGTAAAAACACTTACCGGATTTACGTTTGGTGGTAGAGAAAGAGTCGGTCCTGGTGGTGGAGGTGGAGGTAGAAGTAGAGGAACAGTAACTCTCCCAATTCAATCTGGTATCAAAGATCAGAATGCTGCTGGTTGGGGTGAAGATGTAATGACTCCAGTTGATATAGCAAAAGCAGGAGTTGCACTGAACTCAATCACTGGTGGAATGGGAGGATTTAGTGATTCTATAAACCAGTTAAAAGGACAATTACAAGGATCTCAAGAAGATTTTAAAACTCTGGTTGCCTCATCTTTTGCAGAAAAAGCTGCTAATGTCAAGGGACTTTTAGCAAGAACTCAAGGTGTGATTCAGAACCCTAATCTTGAACTTCTTTTTCAAAAACCAACACTAAGACCTTTCTCATTTCAGTTTAAGTTATCTGCACGTAGTAAAGAAGAAGCAGAAATGATTGTTAAGATCATCAGATTCTTTAAACAAAACATGGCACCACAAAAAGGTGGTGGAAGTGGTGGAACATCTGCAAACTTATTCTTAAAGGCACCAAATACTTTTCAAATACACTACATGCACAAAGGAACGGAAGAGCATCCATTCATAGGTAGACCAAAGGAATGTGCTATGACATCATTTGAAGTTGACTATACTCCAGATGGAAATTATTCCACACTCAAAGATGGATTCATGACATCATATACAATATCAATGTCATTGAAAGAACTTGAGCCAGTGTTTTACGAAGATTATGATGATACTCCTGCAGACTCAATAGGATTCTAAGATGTCAAATTATTTTAGTAGAGTTCCAGATTTTGAATATGTTAGCAGACTTCCAGATGCTAACATATCAGATTATATTCCTGTAAAAAATCTATTCAAGAGAGGTCAACTCAGAGAGGACATCTTCCAAGATCTTTCTGTATTCACAAAGTACCAGATCAAAGGAGATGATCGTCCTGATAATGTTGCATTTGATTTTTATGGAGATTCTGATTTTGATTGGTTAGTTCTGACTTGTAATAATATTCAAAATATTCAAACAGAATGGCCACTCACACAAAGGGGATTTGATACATTCTTGTTAGAAAAATATGGCACCTATGAAAAAATAAATGACACACATCATCACGAAACCGTAGAAACAAAGAATAGTGAGGGTGTTGTGATGGTAATACCAGGTCTAAAAGTCCCATCAGATTTCAGTATAACATTCTTTGATAGTGGTGCATACCAAACAGCAAGACCAGTTAAAGAAGTGACTAATTATCAATATGAAGAGAAGTTGCAAACAGATAGAAGAAATATTTTCTTATTGAAACCAAGATACACTCAGATTGCATTGGATGATCTTGAGATTCTCATGACATATAAAAAAGGTTCTAGTCAATATAAGACTAGAACCTTAAAAACGGGTGATAATATTAGACTATTTTAGTAGATTAATATATGCTGCGATAACCAGAAGGGTCAAGCACAACTGGTTGTATCTCATCACTCCTCAGCAAGTTTCTGGAAGTAGGACAGAGCATCATCCTCATCTTCATCTTTTGATTTAGTGGGAGTGATGTCTGGTGCATTGAAATCTGCAGCAGGTTCAGGACGACGGGACTTAAACTCAGGAGCAAAAGATCCACGATCATTATCCTCATCTGCAGTTTCCTCATCGAGACGAGCAGGAGCAGACTTCTGTCCCAAGACCATCTTCAGACGATTCTGCAGTTGATCATAGGACTTAAACTGATCAGCAGCCGTCAAAGCAGTCAGTGAATACTGCTTATTCCACAGTGCTTCCAATGCATCATCATCCTCAAGAAGAGGACCAGCTGCTGCGAACTCAGAGGAATCGTAGTTCCAGTAACCTGCAACCTTTTTCAGTTTCAGTTTGAAGTTAGCACCTTCCCAGAAGTCAAAGGGATTGATGGCGGTCTCATCTTCATACTCAGGTTGCATTGCTTCCATGATCTTATCAAAGATCTTCTTACCGAATTTATACAGGAAGACTTTACCTTCATTGTCAGGATTTGCTTTGTCCTGCACAACATAGATGTTGGCATAGTAGGAAAGTTTGCGCTTCTGCTTACGAACAGTGTCCTTGTCGGAGTCAAGACCACTGTTCCACAACTCACGGTTGTACTCAGATACAGGATCCTTTTGACCCAGAGTGGTCAGAGAGTTCTCAATGTACCAGCCACCAGGACCTTGGAAGGCATGAGAGTACATCTTTGCCCATGGGAGTTCTTCTCCATCTGGTGCGGGCAGGAAACGGATGACTGCATATCCATTGCCAGTCTTGTCCATTTCAGGTTTCCAGAGACGGTCATCTCCACCGCCACTAGTGTTGTTCATCTTCTCAACTTCTTTTACAAGTTTAGAAGTCAAAGAACCAAGCGAAGATTGCTTCTTAAGATTTGCGAATGACATTCGGATTACCTCGGATTTGTACGTATTTGGCTTGTGTGTACCTCTGTATTCTACAGGTCAGAACCAGACTTGTCAATCTGATCCTTCATCACTTCAAGCATTTTTGACATGTTACTAAAAACAGTATTCATGTCAGTATCGGGTGGAAGACCCATCATGGTTGCGGACTCGATAATGCGTTGCTTCATCATCTTTGCTTCGGGATCATCTGATAAACTCAAACGAGTATAAAGAATTCTTTGTTTATCAAGAAGTCTTTCCAACATACCTACATGAAACTTTTTCTCCTCTTTATTCATAGAGGGAAACTTGAAAACGTTACGGTATACGTCCTCTTGCAACTCACTTATTTCCGTCATTTCTGCACGGACAACATCTGAATCGAAGAAACTCATTCCTCTTCTGACTCCTCCTCTTCAAGTTGGGCATTTGCTTCTTCAATTTGTTGAAGAGCATCAATTGCACCAGTAACCTTCAGGTAAGTCACACGAAGTGTTTCTAATTGTTGTTCAATTTCAACTTTCTGTTTGAGCAGATTTTCTAATACTGTTGCATTGTCAAGAACCATGAACCATCTCCTTTAGGATTTTTTTGTAGTGGGGTACATCGATATTTAGGAACGGAGAATACTTCCGTATTCTCATACTGACAGTTTCCCACACCGGGTCTGTCAGTTTTTTATCATAATCAGTTCGATAATCAAGTATCTTATCACAGATCACCATTGTCTCAAGTGAAATATCCCCACCAAGATACCCCTTAAGTATGGGTGAGTGTCCGTTTGAACTTGCAAAAGCATCATTAATATCTCTATTAGCAAGCACGGACTCCATCTCTTCTTTAAAAACATAAGAGAGAGATTGTGTTCTTCTTTTCCATGAAGTGTATCTACCTTCACCTTCTCTTATCATCTCTCCTATCCAAAGCTTACTTGGATCAGTGCAGGTGATAAAATTAGATACGAAGAACTCAACTACTTCTTTATCATCTTTGTTTCGTGCTAGTTTCTCAAACCAGAAACGATCTTTCCGTTTATAGAAAGATTGAACTGTAGCACGACTTTTACCACAATACTTATGATAGTCATATTTTTCTTTCGTGAAGTGATTCTTCAGTGAAAGATATTGTTTATAGGCATCAAACGGCATCATCAAAAAAGTAATAAAGGAATTTTTTGCCGGAAAAATTTTTTACCCGAAAATGAATTCAGAGAGGTAATTTGGCACGGGAACTTCTTTTTAGAAAATTAAGTTCCTGAGCTTCATACTTAATCTTCTCTTTCAATGGTTTAGAAATTAGTTTAGGAACTGATTCTAGATCGATACCATTCTGCTCACAGAAGTGAATAATAGCATCGATATAACTCATCTTTTCATCCTTAAGAACAAGAGTTTCGATCTCTTGTGCAAAACGTGATGGACAGAAAAACTTATTCTCTAGTGCTTTTTCTAGTTCATTCCCCATTCTCTGACCCAGTATTGTGATGTACAAATTCTTTAATATAACGAACTAGAAGTTTAATATAGTCCCCTTTATTCCTTTTGTCAAACACCTTAACATCACCACCAGGTGTGACCATAATGGTGATCAATTTTTTGACAGGAATTCCAGTTAACTCATAGTAAGCGGAAGCATAGAACATTTCTTGTACGAAATAATTCTCCAACCACTCTTCTGGTTTGATCTTTTCAGAGGTCTTAAAGTCTATGACTGCTAGTTCGCCTTCATATTCGCCGATACAATCAACTCTACCTGCTAAACCAAGATACTCAGAATAGAGTGTTCTTTCTATGGCGTGTATATTATTTATCTTGTCCAGATATGGTTTGGCATGATGAAACATAAACTTGGTCAGAGGTTTAAACTCATCCCAATCTATTTCTTTGTTCAACATATACAATTCTGTTGCTTCGTGAAAGTCTGTTCCTCGGGCAGTTGCTTTCTTAGTAATACGATTTGCTTCTTCAATACCGATTCTTGCTCTCCATTTGGCAAAAATCTGTCGGTTGTAAAAGGAAGTTACAGACGTAATGGAAGGCACCCATTCTCCATTTGGAAGATTATAGAGACGGATGCCTTGTGTTTCTTTTTTGTTTAGTTCAAGATCACCGAGAAAATTATGATGAATAAAGGTCATAAATTAAGTTCCATTTTTGCAATTAGGTATTCTTTACAGAGTCCTGAACGAACAATATCCTCAACACCAAATTCAATAATGTCCATGGATGGCATTGTTCTAAGAATTTTCATAAAGTCTGCAATTCCATTCTTTTCTGCAGACTTGATAAGATCGGACTGAGTAGCATCACCACAGAACATAATTTTAGAGTCCTGTCCAATCCTTGTAATAATACTATCAAGTTCGTGAAAGTTCAAGTTCTGAAATTCATCCACGATGATGATGGCGTTATCAAGAGTTGTGCCACGAATAAAAGATGTGCTCCAGAAACTGATAGTTCCTTGATTTTTGAGATTAGCATAGAGCATCTCAAAGTCAGAATCTGTGGGCATCTCAAACATATACTTTACCATATTCTTATATGGAATCTGATAAAGTGAAGACTTATCCTCATGGTCCCCAGGTAGAAAACCAATCTCTCTGGTTGCTACGAGAGATCTAACAAGGTAGATTTTCTCGTAAGGTGTCTTTTCATCCAATACATCTTTGAGAGCATTGTAGAGGGTAATAAATGTCTTACCTGTACCTGCTGCACCATATGCTACAAGATTTTGATCGTTCTTGTAGCATCGGAAGAGTTCCTCCTGATTATGTGTCAGGGGTTCAATCTTCCTCATTAAATCTGAGTTGATTGGTTTTTTTCTTTTCATGTGCTTATTGGACATCCCGAATGGGACAATTGGTGTTTGAGACTTTCTTTTTGCTGGCATAAGCTGAGTTTAGAGTTAGAAGGAGTAGTCACGATTTTTCCGAACCGTGGCACCCGGTTGTTTGGATGCACGGTCCAGAACTTCATTCCAACCGCTAGACTTTGCTTCTCCTGTCCATCTAAACTCTGTATCTACTCCAGCACAACCTGCTGACCAATCCTTATCCCACTCTGGATTTTCTTTTCTCCACTCTTCGTATGCTTTCATAGACATACTAAGTTCTTTCTTCTCTTTTGTTTCTTTATTAATAACGGGGTACGTTGGCATAAACGTTCAATCCTTTTCTTGTATTTATTAAACCCACTCCATTGCCTCCGCAACGGCAGGAAACTGTTCGCAGAAGATCTTCTTAGCACCCAAAGCAATGTCCATGTGTTCTTTCTGCGTACCATTTGCAGAACGCAAATCAATATAATGAATCCATGAGCGAACTGAACCGGTCATGTAGATTTTTGTCGGACATGCTAAGGGAAGCACAAAGCGAGCACACTCCTTTGCAATCGATGCATCAAGCATTTCTTTGTAGAGTTTCATTCCCTCATCAAAGTGTTTCTGCATTTTTATCTGAAACTCTTGACGGACAAACGGGTCAATATCATCAATAGAATTCTGACGATTCTTGG